CTGCAGACGGCAAGCGCACCGCGCAATTTGAACACACCGTGTTGGTCACTGAAACTGGTGTTGATGTATTGACAGGTGGACCAATCACCAAAGGGAAAAAATGAGAGTATGGATTGACCAACACATTCGTGACCACGTAAAGGGAGATGCCTGATGGCCGGTAAAAAACCAACAAAAGCTATTGCTACCCAAAACAAGCAAAAAGCAGTACTTGACCCTGCAATCTACGGAATTAGCGTAAAATACATAGGTACCAAGTCATCCCCGTGCCCTTGTGGTGAATGTGGGAGAAACATGGTTAGGGGAATGATAAGACTAAGAACGAATGATTATTTTTGTTCAGAAGTCTGCGCATTTAACTCGCATCTTAAAAACACCAAGACACAAGAAAGTACAATCTCATGAGAAAATTGTCACCAGAAGAGAGAGCGGCAAAGCGCGCTCTTACAGAAACAGCAGCACCAGTAGCGGAAGCAACTTCTAAAAAATCTAAGAAAAAAGAAGTAGTCGAAGAAGCCGTACCTGCAGAAGAAGCCGTACCTGCAGAAGAAGCCGTAGCCGAAGTTGCTCCAGCAACAGAAGAAGAAGTATCAGTAAAAGAAGAAGCTGCTGAATAAAACTTCCTGTTAGGAAAGTTTCAGTAATCAATTTCTTTAAACAAACAGGACAACCATAAGGTGAAAAAAGAGCTTATATCCAGCATTTTAATGCGAATACTAGCTACTTTTGCCGCATCTGGTCTTGGTGTCATAGGTGCCGGCACAATAGCTGGCGTGCCTGTTTGGAAGTCTGTATTTATGGCTGGTCTTGCTGGCGTAGCAACTGTCATAGAAGGTCTTTCTCGAGCCTTCCTAGATGATGGAAAACTAACCGCATCAGAAATCAATGCTGTCTTCTCTCGCTTCGATAAAAAAGATGTATCAGATAGTGAAGTTGCCAAAAAAGAAGAAGCAACTAACGCTCGTAAAAGAAAAGCAGCCGAGACAACTACTTCTACTGTAGAACAATAAAGAAATGGTACGTTGTTAGTAGCTGTTAGCGCGTGTAAAGAGACGTAGTACTTTTTATAGATTTATCTAAAGTTGGAACAGATGGCTCCTAAAATCCAGGACACCGAACAGGTTTGGCATAACGATAAACACAAACTCAGCTTGCGCATAAACAAGTCCGAGTTAGAGATAATGCAAATTATCTGTCCAGAAGAAGGACTTCACGCCTGCACTAACAGAGATGGCGTGTGCGTGGTTCAGCACTTTATTGGACTGTATGGACTTGATTGTAATGGTGGAGTGTGTCCAGCCCAAGAACACTTAGAAATATGCTGGACACTCATCGGTGACGTTAATGATGTTGAGTCATCTCAGCTTTGGTTTATTCCTCTTGCTGACGAGGTGTTTCAAGCATGGATTGTTTCAAACCAGGAGCCACAACCCTAGACCTACTGGGTCTATTGTTTTTACGCCTACAGGCTTCAATGTACTTCTGATTGGCTTCTTCAAGGATGGCATCCTCTCTGTCTATATTGTCAAGACTTAAAAGCGCCCCCCTCTCCGCGACATCAGCAAGCCTCTGCCTAAGAGTTGCTACATACATCTTCCCAAGCATTTTGTCTCTTGTTTCTCTGTAGTGATTTACGGATATGTATATCTCGTTTATGCCGGATGAAGTTATAAACCAGGTGTCTTCTCCAGACTTGTACAAAAGCTCATTTTTCTCCATTTTTCTAAGCAATGGACGTATATCACTGTAATGACGCTTACTGAACTTGCCAGACAAACACTCCTTTACTTCCATTGGAGTGAACGAACCTCTACGCATTCTTGCGAAACAAAGCGCATAATACGAAAGAGTGCCGTAACTAACTAGTGGGAATCTTTGTTCTGACATTGAATAACATTGTATTAGAACGGTTCCTGTTCGCCAACTTCTTCTTGTTCAGAAAATTTAATAGTTTCAACAGCGCGTAGAACATGTTGTATATCAGGCTGTTCTTTAATTAATTTATTATTTAATCGATAGACATTTTGTCGGTTAACTTTTGTCTTTGTAAGAAGCCCTGAAGATATAAGGCTTTTAACAGTTTTATCTATCATTGTTTCACTGAGGTCAAGATAAACAGAAACAGCACGAACTGTCATTGTTGGGTCTTGAATTAAAGAAATTAAAACTCGACCACTTGTGGATAACAAATTAACATCCGTATCACGATGATACCTAAGTATTTTTTTATCATCCAGTGCTTCCATTATTTTCTGCACGGCTTCACTAGTTCCACCTTCTGAAGTGATGGCTTTTTCTATCGCTTTTTTAATGTCATCGTTTTTTGCGTTCTTCATAGATACCTGTACATGATGGGGTAGGGTGGGGTAACATCTGGGGTGTCATAGAGACCGACATTGAGAGCAACACTTGATGAGAAACACCACATAATTACAGACACTAGCAGGAGGGGCGAATGCTCAAAGATACTCTCAAAGAACTAATAGCAAAGCCGGACAATACGTTCGACAATTGCAAACTAGGTTCCATTATTAATAGCCAAGACAAAGAGACCCAAAAGGTACTTATAGACGCACTTAGTGGAGACATATCCACGATGTCACTTATAAGGGCACTTAACGCCGAAGGTATCAAACTCAGCAGAGAATACCTAGGTACAAAGAGGGCCGGATGCTTCAAGAACGAAAACGGTAGCAATTCCTGCTGCATTAACAACAAGTCAGAAAGTAAGTAAAATGGTCCCCCCAAAGAAAAAACCAGCAGCAGCTCCAAATCTTGGTGAAAAATTAAGAAATTTGAAGAATACGGCCGAAACAGCCAAGGCCACTGTAGACGGTGAAAAAAACTCAAAAAAAACACTCAATGACATCGCGCAGATGCTTGCTCGTAAAGGTATCGACCCATCCGAAGTTGGCTCAATCAAAAAAGTTTCGCTTTACCAGTCGGTAACAAAGAACCCAGATACTGGCGAAGCAATAGTTCACGACCTTCAAGCCATCCAGTTCAGCCCTTCGTGGGAGACCGGACCAGCTTGGCCTGTTATAGAACAAGGGCCTCAAATACAAATACAAAAGGTAAAGACAAAAACCGGCAAGCCCAAGCATTGGGAGACCGCAGTTATCGTACCTGATATACAAATAGGTTTTTACCGTAAATCGCTCGATTCTTTTGAATTAGAGCCAATTCATGACGAAAAAGCCATAGCAGTTGCTCTTGAAGTAATAAAGAACATGAACCCTGACCAAGTGGTTCTCGTAGGAGACAACCTCGACTTTGCGGAATTCGGCAAGTTTCTTACCGCCGCACCATTTAAACAGATGGTTCAAGCCTCAATTGACCGAGCAACCATGCTTTGTGCACAATTGCGCGAAGCAGCGCCTACTGCCAAAATCACATGGATTGCCGGAAACCACGAAGCAAGATTGGCGCGATACATCCAAACCAACGCAGAAGCAGCTTTTGGCATCACCCGAGGTAAAGCAGATAAATTTAGAGAGACCTGGCCTGTCCTTTCTGTGCCATTTCTTTGCAGAATGGATGAATTCGGCGTCGAATATCTTCCCGGTTACCCAGAATCAGCTCACTACATCAACTCAAACCTGATGATTGTTCATGGAGACAAGGTTGTTTCAAACAACTCAACCACCAAGAAGTATCTGGACAATGAGCGTATATCAGTTATTTATGGACATATCCACAGAAATGAGTACGCCTACAGAACTCGCCGTACAGACAAGGGTCCACGAACAATCATGGCCGCAAGTCCTGGATGTCTCTGCAGAGTAGACGGCGCTGTTCCATCCACGAAATCAGGTATGGACGAATTTGGTAGACCACTCCTCCAAGGAGCCGAGAACTGGCAACAAGGACTAGGAATAGTTACTTACCAGCCTTACGGAGTAGGCGAAGAGTGGTTCAACTACGAACCAATGTGGATTTACAACGGCCGAGGCATCCTTCGCGGAGTGGAGTACGTTGCCCAATGAGCGGATACGACTTTGGCGAGAACATGCCAAACCTCAGAGAAGACCTAGAATCCTTAAGAGACAAGGGTCTCATCGATATTGTTGGGATAAATGACGAGGGAGAGTGGCTTTACAACCTTTCCCCCACATCAAAACAACTTGTTGAAGAACTTCGCCATGAAACCGATGACATATGGGGTACTATCGCATTACTCATGGAAAACATGATGGAGGAAGAGCGTGACCTATGACAACAATAATTGGCATACAGGGTGATGGCTTTTGTATAGCAACAACTGATTCTCGCATCTCAGAGCTTGAGGGCGGGTCTAATTTGATTTCGCAATTTGTCAGTCTAAAAGAGACGAATACGAAAATAGCCTTAAATGGTCGCTACTTGTTGGGCGCGGCAGGGGATTTGCGCGCCATAAACATACTGCATCACGCTTTCCAGCCTCCGCCGGCACCGCCAACACTTAAAGGCAAGAAGCTCGACCACTTCGTTACAGTTAAATTTATCCCAGCTTTAAGAGAAGTATTCGAGTCTTCCGGATACGCAATGCCTGATAAAGATGAAAAGACTCACATGGCGGAGCATGCCTCCACTGTATTCATGGCCATAAACGGCACTATCTATATCATTGATGGAGATTACTCCTGGATATCTGACTCCTCTGGCTTGTTTGCCATAGGGAGCGGAGCCCAATACGCACTCGGTTCTCTCTATACACAGATGCCAAAAGGCAAACTAACCCTGCCAATGGCAAAGAAAATAGCAATGCGCGCAATCAATGTGGCCGCAAAGTTTGACCCATATACGGGAGCGCCGTACCACGCCTTCGTACAGGGAGCCGAAAAACCCCCTGCACCTAAGTCTCAATAGATAAGTCATCACAGGATATATAATTAACTCATGCCAACAAAAAGCCAAAAACTAGCCGCAACAGCATCCTTCATCATCTCCTTGCCTATCGTTATTGGCTTGATTGTCCTAATTCGCTCCATGCGTGAGCACTTCAGGAAAATACGAGAAGGATACCGCTGGGAATAATCCCACGACCTTTGACCCAACTATCTCCATATCTGGGTAGATAGATAAAGAAACGCCTTTTTAACCCATCCACGTGTAAGAAAAGTCCGTGTAATCACCATAGGTGTCTAACTCTTCTATGTAGGAGTAAACAAACTCTAGGGAGTAGTAGAAACACCTACCCTTTTTCTGCTCTGCGGGCATTGTCACAGAATCCACTTAACACCCCCCTGTGAGTACGAGTGTACTAATAATTGTGTAGTACTTAAAAATAAGCTTTTACACAAGGACACATAGTGGAATCAGACAACAAAAAGACCCAACAAAAATTACCCAATAAAAATACCTTACCTGTAGAAAGTCTAGCTATACCTAAAAAAGCTTGGTTTGGAATGGCAGCCTGTAAAGGAAAGACCGAACTAATGTTCCCCAAACAACATAAGGACATTACTTATATCGCTCAGGCGAGAGCATTGTGCAGAACATGCCCAGTGATAGATAACTGTTTGGAGTACGCACTAGAGTTCCCGCCAGCTGATATGCACGGAGTATGGGCAGGACTCACATCAAGACAACTAGCCGCAGAACAAAGAAGGCGCAAGATAAAACCAATACGCCCAACACTCGCACAAATGTGGGGTAACTAACTTATGGTCACTTTTATCATGCTGGGAATTATTTACGCTTTCATCCTATGGTGGAGTTCCTACTAGAAGAGAAAGGGCTGGGCCGGAAGTCCGTTAGCAATCGCGCCTTTTTGTGTGGTTTGAGCATCCACCGACCCAGCAAGAGAAACTTTATCGCCGGCCATAAACAAAAGCAACACCCGTATAGCTTTCCACCCGCAAAAGGAATAAACGCAAAAAACCTCCGGAAGCTTGCGAATTTGCTCTTTTTTTCTTTTTTGAGAAAATTTGTCAGTATTAACTACAAAATCCTCAAATTACAGGTCGTACAGTATTGCATTTCATTTAATAGTGTTAATTTTTGGACGCATTCTTTTTGTCCGCAGGGTTTTAGTATCTGTTCGCCCCTGATGTAGGCAAGAACTGTCTCTTCGACTGTTGGTATTGAGAACTGTGGGGTGCCGGCGTCCGGTATTCCCTTCTCGTTCTGAATGAATTGCCACACGGCATACAGCACTACTTCGTTTACCGAGTAGCCCTTTGCGCGCGCATAGTCAACTATCTCATTTTTTTGTTTGCCTTTTAGGCGTATTTGTATAGTGACGTACCTATCGGGGAATTTAGTCTTTTCAGACTTACGCCCCATCGCGTTCTACCAATGATTGCAAGTAAGCGGTGAGCGTCAGGTCTACAGCAGATGATTGGTTTATGAGCTTTTCTTTAAACTCTTTTGTAACGCGCAGCGTGAGTGTTACTACTGGTTTAGTAGGAATGGTTACTGGACGGCCAGGATTTCTCTTCATGCAAGAGAATTTACTGCAATACGAACGTCCTGATTGCAACAACGATAAGCAATACGGTTATTAGCTTTGTTGCGAACTTCTGACTGGAGTACATTGTCGACCAGATGAGGGCACTAGAACAAAATAAAATTAGGACTTTTAAAAAGGGTAACATTAATAACCTCACTATTGTTGGGAACTATTGTTCCTCTATTAGAGGGACCGCATATCTTGCGATATCCATCTCTGACACTATCCTAGTGTAGGTCCGGCAGAAGGCTTCCCTGTCTGAGTTGGTGTGCATGCCGATTGCAGCATCCCCTAATTGTTTGACAGTTTCTTTCAGTGCTTCTGATACCCCAATAGAAGGAGCCATACCTGAGTTGACGTCTTTTTGTATGGTAATCCAAGTACCCCAAGCAGAAAGGGGGTCTTCGAATTGGGTCATTTTTGTGACCCTATTTATTGCGGTGCGGCGTATCTCTCCTGGGCGGGGGAGGAACTGCGCTTCTACAGCCAGAGTAAGGAATGCTGCCTTCGCATCCTTGTAATCCAAATCGTGCAACAAGTCGAACCAAGATGCATAAAGCAACTTAGTTGGTGCGGGTCCTACAGGGAGAGGGACATTAAAGGTCATGTAGGCCTGGTCCACTAGTGAGCACAGCTCTTCTTTGGTCATTCGTTTATCCATTCGTCTTTAGCTGAGGTTTCGCTCTGCTTGTCATGCAGCTCGAGGAACTTCTCTACATTGCCGGCGTTTCTGAATATGACTGACACATCGTTATAGGCCTGGCCCCTATTATTCTGGCCCATCCACCACGGGTCATTGGCACAGCCGTCTATGGCATCCCTACAGGCTTCTACTCCATATACAGCAATTGCCCACCCGATATCTCTGTGGCGGTTTACATCGAGAGCAGCGCGGCGTTTGGTCTTGCCCATAGCTACCTTCCAGTACTCAAAGATTTCTTCTATTAGAACATTGGAGACAGTTTTGGCTAGGTCTCCCTTACTCCTATTGTGAGCGCTGGGACCTCTTACTTTTTTATCATCTACCATTTTATGAATCTATCCCTTAATTTGTGATTACACACAGAGTTCTCCTTAAGCCTGATGGAGAAGGCTACGGTTTTGACGTTGGCTTCTTTTCCGTGGACGGAAGATGTTTCGCCTAGTGAAGGACGGTCGCTGCGCTCCCTTTTGGAGGGGGGTGTGGGGGGAACCTTTAGATTTGCTCCAGCGCCCACGCATGCTAATGCCCACCGAGTTGATTGGGTGGTACAAAGATGCTAAGAAGTGACATATGCCTATGTCATGTGAATCACATTCAAGCTCTATTGAACTTGCGGAGGTGATGGTAGCAGCATCATCCACCACCGTCAACCCCTAACGCGAGGAATCTTTTAAAAGCCGGCGAAATATTTTTTGTTGACGTGTTCGTGTCACGGTTCGGATAAGTCTTGACGCGCGCTCGAGCCGTTATGCTGCTAAATTGGCCGGGGCTTCTACGGGAGGGTTTACCCCTTTCGACCTCCTATGGAAGTAGGACCCTGGAGTTGAGTTTTCTGGAACGTTGGTAGGTGGCTTACCGGAAAACTCCTCCGGGGTTTCCCATCTCTACTCGTAGACGTCCCAGTCAGGCCAGAACGGTCTGTTCTTTTTGTCTTTTATTTCCTTGGCGCGGCGGAATGCTGCCTTGCCCATGGATTCTTTATCGAAGTACGACCAATTGGGGTTGCCCATCATTTGTACATTGAGGGTTGACCTGAGGTCTTTGTCCATATGCTTGTGACCGTACTCATGATTCAACATCTCTTGAAGCTCTTCGTCTACCAGAGACGTCTGGGCCTCAACATATTTATTGAATTCTTTTGAGTACTTCTTCTGGGTCCTACGACGTTCGACAGATTTTGAGTCAAAAAACCAAATAATTAGCGCAGCGATGGCCGCAGCTGTAATAGTGAATTGTTTCATTTTTTCTCCTAAAATTGAGAATCTTGAGGGAAGTGTACTTCATCCCCAGTTAGCGGGTCGGTAAACAGAATTAAAACGTCATTTTTTGCAATATCAATCTGGGCCCAACCCAGCATCTTGTCAATAATCGCATTTTTTGTAATTTCTTCGCCGGCCGCAGCTAGCTCAGCTCGAGCTTCCGCCGCGGAATAATGCAAATTAAATGAAATTCCAACAATATCTGGGAGACCGTCGCGGTACGTGCTCATCGTTTGAAGAATTCTTCGTTTTTCTTCATGATTTCTGGAGCTGCGCGGCCAGCAATTTCGAAGGTTTCATAATGGACGATGTCCCCGCATAGATAACATAGGTAGTAGTCGTCCCAGTCCTTGGGTGTTGGCTCTACTAGTTCTCCATCTTTTGTACATGGGTAGAACCCGTCACTGTCTGGGCGGTTGCCGCATGTGCATTCCCACCAGTCTTCTGCTAATTGTTTAATAGTCATAGCGGACCCTTTCTAATTGATGCACGTATAACGCGTGCGCGTTTAAATTTATCTAAAGTCTACAAGAATTTAGTGAAGTTTCTTTTTCTTTTTTTTCTTAATTTTGTAGCCGGCGCGCTCGAGCTCTTCGATTACGTGCTGCGGGATTCCTTCCCAGATTGGGATTCCCTTTTGAGTTAAGGCACGAGCAATCGCTGCGCGCTTTGGTCCTAGTTGACTAATGTCTTGCATCATCCACCACCGTCATTCGTTAACGTGAGAAAACTCACTTGATATCCAATAAAAACCAGCCGCGCTCCCACATCATACCGATGGCTGAGTAACCAATGATATCGACATACGTGTCAGTAAGTGCTTCGTTCTGGGGGTTGTTGCTTGAGAGATGTAAATTCCTCAAGCGCGCTAGCTTGTCATGAGTCCTGATAATTAATCCGATTCTTCCAAAGCGTGCGATGTTGTTATGCCCGTAATCCATTTGCTTACGAATCAAGGTTTCTGTAATTTGCTCGCGAATCATCCAGGAGTCAAATTCGCCGGCCGCTGCGGGATTGTCAATTTTTTCAAATTCTGGATGATTATCCAGTGGCCCTGGAGCTCCCAGTAATGGCAATAATTCTCCATTTTTTATCCCCGCCGCTGCCGCGGTGATGCCAAGGATTTTCCACTCTTCTGTCCAATACATCTGGTCTGAGTCAAAACATTTAGAATTATTCACCATTCCTTCAAACTGAACATCCAGGCGATGAAGGCCTTCCAGAACAGCTTCCAGGCATGGGTCAATTTCTTGATTTTTTGAACTGTCAACTCGAGCTACGTGCGGTTGGGAGTTCATTTGGTCGAGGGACTTATCTATTAAGTCGAATATTTGAGAAACACAGATTTTGGCAGCATCTTGCCAACGTTCTGGCTGACCAGGATTCAGTTCATCCACCACCGTCAACATCTAATTACCCCCACTAAGTAAGTCTTCCCACTTTTCGGGCGGGTTCGTGTCCATCTCTACCTTAACGGCGAGTGCCATCTTTTCCAACTTCGCCAACCATGCTGCGTCCGCGATACCAGTGAGCCCCGCTCCCTCTTCTATCGAATCGACATTTGATATCTCTGATTGTATATATTCTTTAGAAAAAGCTGCGATGATGCTTTTGTCTGTTGCCCCTCGCAGCAGAACTGGTCCAGTTTCTCCATTTATTGATTTTTGGGGAACGTGTATGGCCGTCACGACGTAGTCCCCCTCCGTGAAAATAAAGATAATATTATGCTTTTCCCCAGAGGCCTCTCTGAGCTGGGAAATTACTTCATGAGCAACATCCACATCCATAGATGCATCTGTCAAAATTTTCAATAATTCAGCATTATCGTCTCGAGCTCCAGGGACATTTAGTTTGTCGATGGCATTCCATTTACTATTTTGCTTTTCTTCCATGGTTACCTTTCTAAGGGCCCGATAGTTATGTTTAAAAAAACGATTTTTTTAGGCACGCAGCGGCTGCTACGTAGCGCGTTACTTTTTAAGATTTGAGATTTTTATAGCGTCTACTGCAGCTTCATAAATGACTGACCAGTAAATTTCCCAAAGCCTTGGGTCGTTCATGCATAAATTTGTCACTAAATTCAAGGTCTCTTCTTCAGCTTCCAGGAGAAACTCTCGAATATTTGTCGAATTTTCAATATCAAGCTGCTCAAGAATAAGACTCTCACGAGCTTCTTCTACAAGAGACATTGGGTCAAAAGGAAGTGCGGTGAACACGTACGGGTCGAGGTCGCTCATATTTATCCTTTTTCTTGCATGTTCTGGCTGAGCTCGTAAAGAGCCCCCCAATATTTAAACGTTTTTTCTTGCTCGGCAGCGGAGTCGAATTCCAGCCTGAGGTCTTCGTATTGTTGAGCCCCAGTTTCCACACTGACGGTTACGAAGTAGGAGGGGTCTCGACTAGAGGTACGTTCGGTGGATTTCTTGACACTACTGATTCTGCCAGCTTTCATGAGACTCCTCATTCGTTATGTAATAAATCTATCCGCCACCGCAGCTTTTGTCAACCCCACTAATAAATAACTTTGGATAAATGATTAAGGTGACATTTCTTTACAGCGAACATATGTTCGTACTAGGATGTGTTCATGGATAACCTCACAAAATTCAATATTTATACAGGAGCTCTCGAGCAGTACATTTCCCGAGAAGGGGATTCTCGAATTCCGGCAATTCATATCGAAAAATTTCAAGAAAATGATATTTCCCTAGGGGCATGGTCCGGATATATTCGTCAGAGATATCGTAAAAATCAACTCCATCCAGAACGTGTTTCAAAAATGCAAGAAATTGCTGGCTGGCAGTGGGGTCCATTTCAGCCGGGTCCTGCGACGGACATCAAAAGAAATGAAATTATTAAAGAAATGCGTATCGAGGGAAAGTCCCTTCGGGAAATCGCCGATGAGTTTGATTTGTCTCGGCAGCGGGTTCATCAAATAGTTAAGAAACTTAAAATCGATTAATAATAAAAGTCATCCACCACCGTCATTCACTAACGTGAGGGAGAGAACATGAATCTCAGAAAAAACGAAAAATTAAACGGGGGCGCAGCGTACCCGAGAGTAATCCGAGACGATTTTCGCGGGGCTCCTATCAAGCCGAAGGAGTCAGAATCAAGCGGGGCTCTCTTGGGATTTTTGGTGGCGAGCGCAATCAACACTTTGGTCATTGACGGTGCGCTACACATCTTGCGCTCTGCTGGCGTGACAGAGGTGAGCCTGTCACTGTGGCAGACGCTCGGCTTGTCATCACTTCTCATGGTGTGGCGTGGCGTAGAGAGAGCCATGCGCCAGTAGCGATAGCGAGCGATTGACTTATCTATCACTGTACGGCTCTGTGTGAGCGTCACGGTAACGAGTTGAGTGAGAATGAGTAGTAGTGACAGAGCGAGCGTGTACGGCTCTGTGAGTAGCGCAAGAATGAATAGCAGAATCTCCATGACTACTGTCTATCAGCAAGTTCAGCAAGAACGGACATAATGTTATTGCCTTCATTCCACATCAGATTATCGTAGTCCTCGTACGCTTTCTGTGGCGTGTATGTGCCTGCGATTATCTCGTCTTGTATTGCAGAGTAGTATCTAATTGCGCTCGTAAGACTCGCCTGCAAGTCTGTTAGTAATTCTGATTCAGATGGCTCGGTCATAAAAAATCCTTTTTTTGATTAGTAATAGATAAGTGTCAGATGTGGTACATGAATAGATAAGTGAAACGCCAATGTCTCTCGGCAATGTGTAGTACCCACCAAAGGAGAAACACGATTACCGAGAGACACTAGCACCAGTGCCTCTGTTGGGAACAACCAAGAAACCAACAGAGGCAGGGACTTATCTATTACTGAATGTTCACGCCCATGTGCTGACGATAAGTGTGAACGAACATTGACGGATACACGCTCTTTGGCTTTATGCCTTTGTTCATGTTGGACAGTTGCTCAATCGCTTCCTCAATGTGTGGCACAACAATGTAGTTGTGTTTCATTGCGTAAGTTAGGCACTGCATAGCGAGCAGGTCTGTGTAACCATCACCTTCGCCACACACTCCACCGTCTGTAATCCAAACGAGAGGAGTGTTGCGATACTGGCGATTCTCTACGCCCCACACGATTGCAGGATAATCAACACCGTTTCCGTGTCCGTAAGGAATGTTCTCCAATGTCTCAATCATTCGTCCCTTATCAGCGATAATCCACATGTTCGCACCGTTCTTTTTGTGACGGTCTGAATAGATTGCCACCGTTGCGCCTTTTGCCAAATCTGTAATCTGCCAAATCTGCTCTTTGGTGAATGACATAGAACCACTTGCGTCAATGATGACCATGCCACCACTGCCACGAACGGTCTTGTCAAATACTCGCTTTGCAGGGTCAGTCATGTAACGGTGCATACGGCGTGGTCTGCGCCCCATGTTCGTAGCAACACGCTTCTTGCCGATTGTGCCAGCGTGTAAGCGTGGCATAGGAACACGCTCAATGCGTAGTTCTGCCCACTTGCCAGTGCCACTGTGTGATGTTGGGGTAATGCTCTGATGAGGAATACCTTTCTTGTCACCTTCCTCTGAATCGCCTTCGTTGGAATGGACTGCCGTAGCAGGGTCTTTCTCGCCTTCTTCGCCTTCGCCTGACTTATCTATTCCCTTTGCACCTGCACCAGCCTTGCCTTCTTTCTCACGCTCTTTTGGTGGTGGGAATGAAGCGAGCCTGTCCACCCATTCTGCGATTCTTTCTGTGTGAACGAATCCGTATGGCGCAATGCCGTGATGTTCTGTTGTGTTGGCGAGAGAGCGTGTCTTGTGCGCTTTCTTCATCTCACGGACTGCTCGCTTGCTGATGTCAAGCAGAGCGTCACCCCATGCACGATTGTGCCTGCGAATACCGTTCAGGAATTGCTTGTGTCCAGCAGTGCCAGCAGTTGCGATTGCACCTGTTACTGCACCAGCCCAATCTCCAGTTTTCGCTAGGCGTTCTCCGTCATTGAGTTCTCCACCGTCAGCGAGATTCTTCTTCACATCAAATCCTGCCTCTTGGCAAAGAATGTTTATGCGTAATTCCTCTACAACGGTCAGTGCAGTAGCAGAAGCCATTTCACGAGCAACCCACATCTCAAATTGTTCAGAGTTTGGTGAAACTTTTGAGTGCATGAGTTCATGCCCACGAATACAGCGAGCGAGTTCGTCCGTCTGTGACGGTGTGAACATTGTGCGAGTATTCAGGTCAGTGCTTGGCTCGCCTCTGACTGCTTGACATTCTTCTACTGTCCATCGTCCATGCGCTAAGTCTTTGCGCCCGATGAAGTTTGGCTCGGCTTTCGCCGTTCCCCCTGACTTATCTATTGACGAGGGGAACGGCTTACCAACGCTCTTTCGTGCTGGCTTGATACTCATGGTTAGACCACCGAATCAACTGCGATAGCGTCAAGAATCTGCTTTGCTCGCTTGCCGAATGTGAGTTGGCATGCTCGTTCCATGCCTACGCTCTTACGCAACTTGTCAAGAGCCATAAATGCTCGCAACGAGATACGGTCATCGCCAGCGTCAGCCATACGGATTGCGTATCCACGCAAATCCTTTGACAATGCGAGCAGAGCGTGTGGGTGTGGTTCGTTGATACGAATACGGATTGGGAAACGGTCAGCGAGTGCTGTTGGCAATTCGCCCATGTTCTCAATGTTCGTGGTCATAATTGCAGAGAAGCCTTCTTTGGGTCGGACTACCGAGCCAGTTTCAGGATGCTCAAATGAAGCAGATTCAGGTGAATCAAGCATGGCGAGAAGTGTTGCGAACACATCGCCACCAGCCTTGTCAATTTCGTCCACGATAAGTCGTGCGCCAACTGTGCCGTTGCCGTTCCATGCTTTGAGGGCAGAACCGTCAAGCCATTGGAAGCCACCGTTATTACTTGGCATGAAGCCACCAGTTACATCCATGTTTGTCATGTCCTCTGTGCAAACAAGACGGTATGCGCCTGCTTCCACATTGCCCATTGTCATACCTGCGTAGGTCTTGCCGATTCCAGCAGGTCCAAACAGGATTACTCGGTCAATGCCTGCATTGAGAGCGTCATTGAGGTCAGTCCAGCACTGAGGCAGGCTTTCCGTTGTTGTTGATTCCATCTCTATTCTCCTTGTTGTTGGTGAGTGGTGAACACACCATACCAGCGTAGGTACAGACCTACAAACCTGACTTATCTATTCAGTAGAGACTTATCTATTCAGTATCAGAAGCGCACCACTTATCTATTCACTCTCCACTTGTGGGCAAGCGAGCGAGCGAGTGCGCCAGCGCAAACTTTTTTATCTCTACCCCCATGCTCGCCACACGCCCTTCTGCGTTGGAGCCCCGATGTTGCCGAGCAGTGCCGGGGCTCCTATGGGAAAGGGGACTTATCTATTACAGATAGTTTTATTTTTCTCGTTTGGGAACCATAAGAACTTCCCATAGTCCATTTTTGATTTTGCGAAATAATGGAGATTCTTTGAGGTAGGTCAAAGTTGTCTGGTAAGAGAATCCTGATTGTTCTGTGAGTTGGTCAGATGTAAATTGCTCTGCCTGATGTTCGCTTGACCACTGCTCAAATGCTGACCACTTATCTTTGCGCTTCTCTGTGCGTTCTACTTCTACCTGTGCGTCAGATAGTCCGATGAATGTTGATAGAAGGTACTTTGATACTTCTGCCTGCACCGAGTATGTACTTAGGTACGATTGTGGTACACGCTGTCCACCTTCTCGTTGCCAAATCTGCAATACATAAAGTCCTCTGTTTATTTCAGAAACATAAGAAACTTCCGAGAACGGAACTGCTGTTGCGTTTTTGTATTTTTTGAGAAGCACTGCCCAATGTTCTTTGTGTACTTCTTTGATTAGGTCATCTGTAATAGTTTGCATTTTTTCCTTTTTTTTGCAGTTTCTACCGTTTAGTTTTTTTCTAAAAAATCGTTTTTTTGATAGATAAGTAAGTTGGGCTGTTAGTCAATAACAACCCAACTGTCCTCTCCCTTGATTAGTCCGAGACTAGACCCACTATCCCACTGCACAAACATTGTTCCTAGTGAATCAAAGTCGGTAATGACCCCTTCATCTCCTTTGGATAGTTTGGTGTGAATGTCAGATGTGTAAATCAGCCTGATTCTCCTGCCAATAAGTGCTTCTAGTCCTGCTGACAACTTATCTATCATGCTGGCTCTTTCTCTTGTAACGCGATGATTCGCATGTCTAATAGAAAATCTGTCATTTCTAATGACGAAACAATGTCTCTGCCTGAACAGTGGGAGATTGCTTTGTCAATCAACAAGACGATTGGTGACTTATCTATTACAGATTCTTCACTCATTCTGCGTACCCGTAAATAACCATGTCAAGTTCGTTGCCTTCTTCATCGGTGTACTTCTTCTTTCCCTCTCCTGCACAGTCGTCAAAGTATTCATCGGCTTCCAACATAATCATTTCCATGATGTCATCAAAGTCGGGCTTCTCATCGTTGTCCTCTCTGAATCGCTTTGCCGTTTCTGCCACATCAAATGTGACAGTATTGGTGCGAGTTACTGTGATTGTTTTTGGCTCAGACACTTATCTATTCCTCATCTTTCTTTTTCTTAGCGTTACCAAGTAGGTCGTGGTAACGGTGAGCAACTACGGCGAGTTTCATGTAGGCAGTGGTAGCACCCATAGCCTCAACCATGCGTCCGTACTCCTGACCTTCTTTTACTTCGCTTACATCTGCCATGTAATCTTCTTCCGAATACACAGGAACTCCAAAGTCATCGTAGCGATACATTTGAGTAGCACTACCAATCAACGAACCATCCCAGTCCATGCCAGTAACAACGATTGCTTCACGGACTTCTGAAAAAGGATTCTCTGAAAAGTCTTTCTGCATTTCGCCACGCTCAAAGTCAATTTCTTCTGATGTGTCTGCACTACGGCAGAAACCCTCTACACAGAGAAAGAGGAAAGAGAACTCACGGATAGGCATAGCCTTGACTACATCTTCGTACGCCTCTAATACATCTTCACGGTGAATGAGTGGAATCATTGCAATCTTGTATGGAGAAGATAATTCGTTTTCTTCCTGATACTCAACTGCATCTTCGTCATCGCTCTTGTAAGCAACGAGCATGAGTGGGGGAGTGTCTGTCATCCCCTCGTCTTTGCACATTTGCTCTTTGGCGTACTTAGTACGGTCAAGAACATCCAGCATTATTTTTGACATTTCTTCTGAAATGGTTTCGTTGATAGCCATTGGCTTTCTCCTTGTTGGTAGGTGTGCAGTCATCGTACCAGTACAGGTACAGAACTACAACTATCCAAGCAACCCCTGAATGGGGAGACTTAGTGCGTCACTTAGCGAGACAAGAGTGTCCACGCTCGGCGAATAATGTTGGTTCTCAATACGGTTCACCGTTTTTCGTTCCAGCCCTGCTCGCTTTGCTAGTTCCTCTTGTGACCAGCCTCTTTCTTTTCTTTCAGTTTTTAGCCGTGTGGCAATTACTTCTGTTGCGTTTCCCATGTTGTTTCCTCTCTTGGGGACTTATCTATTTAGTTCAGAATGACGGAATGAAACTCTGAAACACCTTTCTCCTTTTATTTCCCCTTCTCCATGCCACATACTCCCTGATAGTGGCATCCAAATCTATGTCATGCTGGTCAGTGATGAGATTGCGCCATTCACTTTGTGCTTCGTAGAACTCGTCATACAACTCGTCAAGCCCTGATTCTGACGCTTTTTCGTACATCTGTATCAGTTCAGGTGGTTGCGTCATGTCACACATGTCCTCTGCAATCTTTTCGCCGTCACAGTAAAGTTCCCAACCAGCGTAGAAATCTGCTTCTTCTGTGCAACTGTACCCAAATACCAATTTAGGGAACTGCTTGCTGATGTTCTCAATCAACTTGTCACATGGACTCCATGCGCTCGTGTAGCGCAGATGTAGTGGGTACGAATCTTTATCGTCAATCTCTATGTCACAAGCACCCCACTTGCTTCCCCACACGCCAAGTGCGCCACCAAAGAAAGAATCAAGTTTGTCCACCCATTCACTCTCGTCAGGGATAGGTACTAGATGGTTCATGTCATAGTGAGCGTTTATCTTGCGCCCTAGTTCATCATAATCTTCGGGCATTGAGATTGCTTTGAGAAACTTACGAGTTTCTGTTTTGTTCCCTGCAACAACAAGGTTTGAGAAGCACCAGTTTGGCATGGTAGTCCTTTCGGGTTAGTGGTGGTATGCAATGAGCGTACCAGCACAGGTTCAGAACTACTCGGGGGGACTTATCTATTACTCATCCACCACCGTCATTGACTAACGAGCAAAAGTTTTCTATCTCATCCCCCAAGATTTTTGACTTTTCTATCTCTACCCCCCATGCGCCGATTTTTTCTCTTTTTCGCCGTGTTCCGAAGGAGCCCCGACCAGTTTGGTTCGCCCCGGGGCTCTTTTGGGAAAAGGACTTATCTATTACATAGGGAGAGTTACGAGTTGTGCCGAGTGGATGTACCAGCCGTAAGCGTGACGGTGTGTCATGTAGTGCAGTAGTTCCTTGACATCGGTAAGGTGCGTGAACACATCTTCCAACGGAACGCCGTGGCTATCAAAGAATCCACGCTCGGGCTTGGGTGAGAACGAGATGTACATGTTCTCGTATCCCTCATAAGAGCCATAAGACCTCTGTGGCTTTATCTGGCACTGCGCTCCAATAAACTTTTTTTTTGTCATCATCAGAAAGAGAGTCTTTATCAAAGACCAAATGTGGGCGAATGACTTATCTATTACCATTCTCATGCCCTTCGCCAAACGCTGAACTGTTCGGTCAGGTCGGTACCAATCAGGGCAATAGTCAATCGTGCAATGGATTCCAGCAGTTCTTTTTCGGTAATGCCCCATTCCTCGTTAGCCCACGGGAACATCATTCCGTTCTCGTAGTCACACCAAATGTTCGCCATTGCGCCAGCACGACTAACGCCAATGCTGTAATAGTTTTCCCATAGGATTTCATCAACTGCGTATTTGCTAGTTTTCGTCATTTTGTACTTCCTCTGCTACGTGCGATGAAATCGTGTCTGCAATTTTTGAGAAATCTACACCAAACGATGCTTTCCATCTGTCCAGTACAACTTCCATCGCAAGGTTCGCAACTTCTTCCGTAGAAAGATTTGCCGAGTCAATGCTCAGCACTTCCCTTACTGTTGCTGGTCCAACTATTGCTGTTACTTCGTAAAGAGCCACTTATCTATTCCTCATCTTCATAGTCGCTGTCCACGGAGAACCAGCGCATCACTGTTAGAAGCAGGTTATCGTAATCGCCCGATGTTGCTTCGGCACGAAACGCCTCTATCTCATCGGCAGTCAATCCTGCTCGCCGAGCAATTCTCTGCACACGCCCAAGTATGGAGAAGGCGTTGCCGTCCTCTCCTACTAGTGGAATGTTGATGTGTGGGTATTTTGTATCTGTACTCATTCTGAGTGTTCTCCTGTTTCCATGTCAATAGCGTAAGCATCTTCCAACTTGGCTCCTGCCAAGCCTGCAACATTCCTGCCGAATGTTCTAGCCATTTTGCCTGCTTCTTTTAGGCTCTTGGCTTCTACGGTGGTATCTTCTGTCCACTCGGCAAGACCAATCTTTTCCTGCTTTGTCAGCAGAGCGATTATTTCGTATTCTTTTGTTGCCATTACTTTCCCCTTTGTGGTTGGCTTCGCCTTCACTGTACCACAAGAGGTACGGAACTACAAGGGGGACTTATCTATTCATGAACAGAGGTAGTCAAGCCACAGTACGAGAATGTCCAACGGCTCTGACATTGACGGAAATGCGTCCGAGGCTAGGAACTGGAAGTCCGAGAACATCAACTCGTTCGTCTCCGTGTAACGGTTGCACCCACCTTCTCCCATGTTGTACACGGTCAGGAACTCCACACCATTGCGTGAGACAACTGCCTTCCAGTAAATCCCTCGGTCATGTTCGCTCTCCTCTTGTAGAGCAAACCTGTACCCCATCTTGTCAGGGCGCAGTTCGTCAGGAACGCTGTCAAAGATTTCTTCTATGTTTAGGTCAGTCATGTTTTTTAGTGTAGATAGATTTATCCGAAAAGTCAATCAGCAGACTCATCCACCACCGTCAATTGCTAACGGCGACTTTTTTATCGCGACCCCCAGCTCGACCGACGAATTCGCAAAAAATCAACTTTTTTATCCCGACCCCCCAGATTTTTGCCCTGTTCCGAAAGAGCCCCGGACGGACCAGCGCAGGCGGGGCTCCAATGGAGAAGATGGGACTTATCTATTACATAGAGCAATCTCCCCTGCCGAGCGCAAGGGAGACTACTGAATAGATAAGTGGTCACTCGGTCAGGAGATAATGCCCACCACGCCTCTCGTATTGAGCAGTAGCCTCAGTAACGGTTTCACGGTAATCACCATTCTCCATGTGCCAACCTTCGGGACGGTCTACGGCGTTCCACACTGCGAACGGGTGAAGCGTGTTGTGTGGCAAGAGACAGAGAACAACCCACACGGCGTAAGCGTCAATGTCAGACGGGCGAGAGAGCCAGCAAGCGAGAATGGTGACAGGATTACTGCCACTGCTAGGAGTGAATGTGTCACCCACTTTCAGCAATCGCATTGGGTATGTCTCGGTAGGGGACTTATCTATTGACATTACTCGCCACCCAACCAAGCGTTCATCTGCTCATCTGTCATCTCGGTAATGGTTGGTCTGAAATCCATTTCAGCGATTTCTTTGGTCAGCATTTCTTTGATGACTTCCATCTCTGCGATTTCTTTCGCAAAGTCAAAAAAGCGTCCTGATGTGTAGGTTGCTGGAATGTCGTGGTTCTCTCCGTCATACTCGCCACGCTCGTTGAGAGAGCCGATTACAACGCAGTCACCCACAAGTGGACGCTGGAACAACATAGACGCTACGGCGTTCACTGGTAGCCCGATAAGCAATCCTTCGTCATGGACATAGCCCACGATTTCTTCGCCTCGTACACAGTCAAACCAGCCACCCACGATTTCGTGAATGAGTGTGTGACCGTTCTCGCTTGGTATGTCCTGCGTGAATACTTCACCTGTGGACTTGATGATTATTGCTGTTGCCATGATGGCTCTCCTTGTTTGGTAGGTGTTGATAGCGTACCACTGTGGGTACAGAACTACTGGTGGACTTATCTATTGAGTAGTGGGGACTTCTCCCCACTACTCGCAGATGAATTGGTTAGACGGCTTCTGCTTTGCTCGCAGGCTTGACTGAACCTTTGGCAGGCTTCACGAGAACTCGCACACTGTTCGTGATTTCCACGCAGGACTTGATGACCTTCTTGGTGATTTCGCCCTTGCCTACTGCGCTGTCCCACGCCTTAGTGTCAATCGCTGGCTTGGTGACCTTGCGAAACAATGCTGGCGAAAGTTGCTCACGCAATTTCTCAACAGAGAACGAACGGCGTTCTGCTGGCGAGACTTTGACATTCAGTTCTGCGAACTCGGCTTCGCTCACGCCTGCGATTGCGAATGTTGCGATAAGCAACTCTCTCGCTTCGTCATGCGCCTGCTCGGCTTGCTCTTTGGCTGTTAGAGCAGTGAGAAAAGCCTCTACTGCTTGGTTGATTGTTTCTGCTTCCATGATGTACCCCTTTCGTGGGTGTGTATCGCTTGTGGTACCCACAAGCGTACACGGTCAGGTACAGAACTACAACCTTTTGACTTATCTATTTACAACTCCCCTCGCACCCTCACAGTTAGTCTCTTATTTATCACGACCCCCCATGCCTCGCCTCTCCTTTTCGCCCCTTCTCGGTTGGAGCCCCGTTCTAGTCGGGCATCATCGGGGCTCCCTTCGGCAAACCCCCCGATAGGCAAGTTCGCATGGGGAGTAGAGATAGAAAAGTGAACGATTTGGATAAGCGCAGACTGGCTCGGATTTATGCTCGGCTCACAGAAGTAGAACGGCTAGTGAGTGCCGTGCGTCTGCTCAACAGTCAGACACGGGCAAGGTTAGAGCGAAGCAAGTTCGTACTCGTGGAGAACGACTTATCTATTCAGGTAGAAAACCAAAAAAGGGAGACTCATCTGTAATAGATAAGTCTCCCTCTTTGTTGGTGTGGGCGTTTCCCTTCTGAAAGGAAGGGGGGACAGAGGTACTAAGCCCTCGCTCAACTACTTTATGTAGCGAGCGACCCCTGCGTAGGTGTTGGTGCTTACTGTTTCCTCGTCTGTCATACGAAGGATACTGATAGCGTTCTCCAACTCCTCAATCTCTGATTTGATAGCCCAATGAACGAAGTCTTGTTCAGGCTCTTTTGGTGCTTTCACCGAAGCAGGAAACTCAATCGTGAGTTCGTACTTGTTGCCTTCCTCGTTACGGTAGTTGTTGTACTTGCTGACATTTGTGACCTTGCCCTTGCCTGAACGAAACAACTCCGAAAGACTGTCTTGGAAGTCTTTGACTTCTTTTTCGTATTCTTTTTTTGCTTTTTCGTAATCGGACATTTGCTTATTGCGAAAGTCAAGAGCCTTCTGTAATGCGTCAATCACTTTCTTAGTGCTGACCTTTACATTTATGGATTTCTGTTTCATTTGGTTTCTCCTGCCAGCCTTGTAGGTGGGTGCTGACTCGCATACCGTACCACTCAAGGTACAGACCTACACGCCCACTTATCTATTACATTTTTATCTCGCCCCCCCGTCCCTCGCCATGTGTTCGCAAGAAAGCCCCGACCTAGTTCGTTATCAACGGGGCTCATTCCGAAACGAGAGAACAAGAGCGCACTTGGGGGTTGAGATAGAAAAGTTGAGTTCGGGGTTGCGTAACTTATCTATTTGGAATAATCAAAAAACCGTAACGCTCGCACAACCGTAATAGATAAGTCAGGTCACCTTGGTAATAGATAAGTCAAAGCCCCTGTCAGCATGGGGTGGCTGACAGGGGCTAAGGCTTGCTAAGTGTTAGCGCATGAAGTTGCGAATAGCGTCATTGAGACTGCCAGTTGCGCCACCTTCATCAGTAATCGTGTCATCAGGCTCGTCTTGGAAACGGAGAACGCTTACAACATCTTCACGAGTAGCAACCACAACGAGACGAACACGACGCTTTTCAGGGTGCTGACTTGGTGGAGTGTCAAGACCAACTTCTGCGTCAAAGTCCTTGGGAAGTGGCGCAGCCCAACCCGTTGTAACTACTGCCGTGAACTCGTATGACTTAGCAACCTTACGGTCTGCCTTGTCCAGTAGGTCATAAACATCATCATGTGACGAGAGGTGAGTGAGTTTCGCTTCGTTGTTGGTGATAGTGACACCGTAGAGGCGAGATGAGGACAGTTGGAACTGGTCATCAGGATTAGTCGGGTGACTGAGTAGGTGGTGGAGTTTGGCTTCTGCCAACTCTGCCGTAGCGAGTAATGAAAGTGTCATAGCGTTTCCCTTCGTGGTTTGTTGTGACAAGGACAGCGTACACGATTAGGTACAGAACTACAATGGCACTTATCTATTCAGAAAAAAGACTTCCACCACCGTCATTCACTAACAGGACAACCCACAACCCTTCTCGCTATTTTTTGACTTTTTTATCACGACCCCCAAGCCCCTCGTTCGCCCTCGCCTTGGCGTGTTCGGAAAGAGCCCCGGGCATTTCGCCAACGGCGGGGCTCCAATGGGAAAGGAAGCCGAGCCGAGTGAATTGGTTGGGTTGGGTGACTTATCTATTGCTGATACCGAGACAGCCGAGAGATAGAGCGAGCGTGTCACTCTCTGCCCTCGTGCCTATCCTCAATAGACAAGTGCCACGCCACAACGCCTGCCATGAGAGCAACACCGAGCAACGGTGAACAGAGGGCGAGTATCACGAGCGTTCTCATCTGTCATGTGGCATGGTCAGCACTTGCCAAGTGTCTAGGCTAGTTCCGTAGAAATCCACGAGCCGTGAGATGACAGCCCCCGTGTCTCCGTGACAATTTGTGCGAGCGATACTCCACACCGTGTCACCCTTCTCAACATTCACCGTAGGCGTGTCACAAGTGAAGTGGGTACGGTCAGCCGTAATCCACCCCACAACAGCACCAGCGAGAGGGAGAGAGAACAGCAGAACAATAAGCGAGGTAGTGCCGAAAGCGAAACGCCTACGCTTGTACTTATCTATTACCATTTCACGCACTCACTTTCATAGCGTCTGCCCACGAATAATTTGCAATTTCTGCCAATGTTTGATTTTCGTCTAATCCCTCTACGGCATAAACGGTGACACCATCTTTACGCATTACATACACATAGTCAGCCCATGAGAACGATTTGTCCTCTGGCGCATACCACGCATACTCGTCATCAGGCGTATCGGTGTGAAAAATACCGTAGCCCTCGCAGTAGTTATCGCTTGCAGTTTCCTCACGAGGTTCGGTGGTGATTACTGACCAAGAGTTGTGGTCGTGCAAAAGCGTCTGAACCACTTTCGCTAATCCGTCACGCTCTCGCAGTTCAGCCAAGAGAGGCACGATACGAGATGGGTAGTTGTCCCAATGAGCGTAACGCCCATGCCACCTGCCCCCTGCTAGTTCGCTTGCGATTATTGCTCGTGTACTCATGTTATTTACCCACCGTGATTACAGGGCGAGTGCCGAACATTGAGAAGTGCGCTTCCAATGGGTACGCCTCTAACAAACTCTTGTAGTGAGATGGATAGTTCGCATACGCCAAGAAATAATCGCTTGCGTCAATGATGGTAGTGATGGTGACATTCTCAATGTCTGAAAGGTCAATAATCAGCAATACCGAATTATCTCGGCTTGCTCGCACATACGCTTGTGCGCCGTTGTAGTGGTACACGAGGTGTTTGCTCGCCTGCTGGTCAATAAACCTCGCAGTTGTCATGTGGTCATTGTTCATAGTCATTTCGTTTCCTTCCGTTTGACTTGCTTGCAGAATACCAGTAGAGGTACAAACCTACAACCCTGCCCACTTATCTATTACCAACACGCCCGACCCACTCACAATCTGACTTTTTTATCACGACCCCCCATGCTCACAAAAGCGTCAAAAAAGACGCTTTCTGTTGGAGCCCCGACCTCGCTCGTTTCCATCGGGGCTCCCCTCGTGCGTGACGCTTTGCTCGCATGACGGGGGTAGAGATAGAAATGTGGAGTTCTATCGGGTTGCGAACTTTATCGCACGGCTTGTATCGGTGGAGTGAGTTCGCTCACGCACGGGCGCACGGCTCGTATCTGTAATAGATAAGTCCACGCACACAGCAAAGCCCTGACCTATCCGTAATAGATAAGTCAGGGCAAAGGCTGTTAGAGGGCTACTCGGACTCGCACCTGCCACACAGGTAGTCAGCACCCCAAGCGTCACCCACATAATTACCGTGCTTACAGTAGAGGCTCGCCTGATACTCACGCTCACGGTTCTCACGGGCTTCACATTCCTCGTAGTACGCCTCGTAATGCTTCTCACAGCGTGGGAAGGTAACGAACGCACCCGAACGGTAGTAGCGCACGGGGATAGTCACCTCGTAGTTCACGGAGCCTTCGCACGGGGAGTCAGGATTATCGTAATCAAGACAATCCTCATGCGTCAGTTCGGGCGTATCGGACTTATCTATGTCAGTCATGTCAGACCTTTCCAGCACAGGTGCTACCCATGCCCCTAGCAACGCTCTTAGGGTCAGTTAGGTCTGCCCCACAGATAACGCACATTGAGTACAGCAAGCCAAGTTCAGCGCACTCGGCAATAGTCATACGCATACTCGCAGTAAGGCGATAGAACGCCCCACGCTCAAAGACAATGCGCTCGGACTTCGTTGTGCCTTCGGGAACGAAACGCATGGCGTACATTCCTGATTTATCCTTGTTGTACTTCACACGATAAACAACGCCGTCAGCATTGCGATACATACCGATTTCGGTAACAGGGTCAAGGTTCGCAGGCGCACTCGCCTTAGCCTTCGCCATGCTCGCCTCTACGGCTTCTATCTGCTTGATAGTGAGAGAGCCGAAACGGTCTAGCGAACTAAGTACGCTCGCATAGAACGAATTACTCTTAGCGTTCTCACGCAAGAAATTAGCGATTATTTCTAATCGGTCTAGTGGTGGTGTGGTCATGTCTTACCCCTTCTAAGTAGTTTGACTACTCGTACAATACCAGCAAAGGTACGGAACTACTAGGGGACTTATCTATTCAGTATCGGCTCGCAGTATCCACTCGGATACGCTCGCAGTTGGCTCGCATACTTCGCTCGGACTTATCTATTCAGTAATCACCCACGCCTCGCACCTACCAGCACCAGCACTCTTTTTTATCTCTACCCCCGTTGCGCCCCCACCCGTCACTTCTCGGTGGGGGCCCCGTTCGCGCTGAGTCATGCCGGGGCTCCCATCGGGCGCAAGGTCAAGCCTTGACCTACCCGTGAGAGTAAGTCAAGGCGAGACTATCTAGCACTTATCTATTCAGGAAAGGCGCTAGCCCTTGCGAGTAATCCCGTAAGTATGCCGTCAGCGTAGTAGTCAGGCGCTGTGCCGTCTAGGTACTTGCCCAATGAGGCTAGGACTGTGCGCTCAAACTCGGCGAAGGACTTATCGCCGTAGCGCCCCACCGCTTGCGTGGCAAACTTGGTAGCAGGGTAGGTAGCGAAGTCAAAGACGGTAAATGATGTCACGCTCATGGTGGCGTGTGGTTGCCAGTGAACTAGACGGATAGTTGCCTCATACTGCTTGCGCTTAGCGTCATGGCTGAACTCAAGTTCTATTTGCTCACCCCACAAGTCATTGCTGTGGACATGCGGAATGTCTACCTTTGAGGACTGCCAACGGTAGGTGACCTCACGGTCACGCTCACGGCGCTTGGCTTGCGCTAGTAGGTTGGTGGTTGCTGTGGTCATGGTTACCCCTTCATGGTTGTTTGACTACTCGCATAGTACCATCGTAGGTACGGAACTACTGTGGGACTTATCTATTACCGATACGCTCACGCCTCGCCACTCGGCAACCCCCGATAGTTGGGCTTATCTATCTCAACCCCCGTCACAGCCTCGGAGTCTCTCGGACTCTTACGGTTGGAGCCCCGTTCGCGCTCGGTTCCCTCGGGGCTCCCATCGGGAAGGGCGCTTCCCTACTCTTGGGGGTCGTGATAAAAAAGTTTCATCTAATCGGTCAGGGTCTTTCTTTCATAGATAAGTCTCGGTGGAGGTTTGTACCTCACCATGTACTCTGTGTCCAGTTGGGGGATGGTCTCCCAGCAGGAAGGGATGCCATGTTCGGTGTTGTTCAGCAGTTGGAGGACGAAGAGGTGCAGGCTCGCACTGTGCTTTTCGTTTACGAAGTCAAAGAGGAAGGCGATGCACTCGCTGTGGTTGGAACATTCCACCCCAACTTCTTTGACCAAGACATTGTCAATCTCATCAAGGAAGAGCGCCAGTGCTCTTACAACCAAGCAGAGGACGACGAGCAGGGTTCAGCGATGGAAGCCTGTGGTTGCATTTGGTGCCTCACCGAAGGCACGGGCTATCTCAATTGGGGAAGCAACGGATGGGATGACATTCCGAGAGGGTTCGCATTTGTGCAGTTTCCAAAAAGCGCTGCAATCGCCGAAGGCTCGCTCATTCTTGTTGAAGGCAAGTGGCTCTCCGAGGACATCCACGGCGTTTCGGAAACCAAGTCCGTTATCAACTACGAGACCACAATGGTGGAGACCTCGCATGGCACCTACCCCGAAGCCGAGTGCCTTGCAGTTGAGCATTGGGAGTTGCTACCAGCACTCCCAGCCAATCGGTAATAGATAAGTCATCAACCACTCTGAGTGAAAGAAGAACTCGCTCAGAGTGATGACCAAGGAAGCCCCGGCTCGCTCGTTCCCAACGGGGCTCCCTTGCGCTTCGCTTGCTTCGGTGGTGGGGGTCGTGATAAAAAAGTCTGCTCCTCGTTGCGAGGGAGAAGCTCGGGTTATCTGTAATAGATAAGTACCCCTAGCAGTTCTGTACCTATTGGGTTACTATTGAGTGACCACATAACACTTTCCTGAAGGGGGAACTAAATGTCAAAAATAGATTATGACGGAATACAACTTTCGTACGAGGCTCAAGTTATTGAGTCAGATAAAAAGTTGCTTGATGCTTTACTTGATGCCGTGAAAGATGAAGAACTTGCACCTTTCACATTCCACATGGAGTGGGTCATCTGTGATTACTGCCGTGGCAACGGTGGACACTCTCGCCGTTTCGGTGCAATGAGTTCAGAAGAGTTTGCAGAGTGGAGCGATGAGTCTCGTGAAGCGTACTTGCGTGGTGCTTACGATGACCGTTGTGAAGCGTGTGATGGAAGTGGAAAGGTCTATGAGATGAACGAAGGCGCATTGCCTGAAGAAGTTATTGAGTTCATTGACAACTACCGTCAGTACGCATTTGATAGCGCATCTGAAAGTCGTGCTGAACGAATGGCAGGTTGCTGATGTTTACTTACCGTGTAACTGTTCAGGTCACGCTTGATGTTGAGGCAGAAGATGACGATGGAGCAATGGCAGTAGCAATGCAGAATGTCAGTGCTCGCATAGGCGATGACCGTACAACACCTCTCCACGAAAGAACTGATGCAATGTGGGTGACAGGCATTGCTGAAAGAGATTACGAATACTTTTGTTACAAGCAACCATTCCCACTATGGGTAATAGATAAGTCAGAGGACTACTAATCATGAATAACAAAAGCGATAGTTATTACACACTTAGGTCTGTCATTCGTTTTATCTTTTGGGGAACGATACTCGCAGTAATCATGTGGATTGTTACAACATCTATTGCAGTTTTTGCATCTGATGAAACACCCGATTGTGATGTGACATTAGAGCGTGACTTCACATGGAACGCTCGTGAGTTCGCAGTGCTCAATCCAACCAAGACGCTTGCAGATTGCCGTCATTACCAAAGCGTTGTTCTCAATGAGAACGGCACATGGGAATGGTACGACCCATACATGGACTCATAGAAAGGATTGATTATGGTTTTTTTATTTGTTATTGCAGTAACGCTTGCAGTTCTAATAGCAATAGTTCGTGACGATAGATGGTGGTGAACACTTATCTATTACTAATCAAACGAACGAGACACTGGTAAGTCGCATTGCAAACAATCGTAATGTGCAAGTGTCTTTTTTGTTTTTCTCTTGACGATGTACGCAGATGAAAGATGACCACCACCTTCGTACTCACTCAACAATGCTTGATGCGTTTTTATCTCTTCGCTGTTGAGACCTAAGTCCTCGGCGCAGTACGCACAGATGTAGCCATCGGCAATCTCGTCATAGATGACAGATGTAGTCATGTCATCTTGCTCGTACTCATCAGAGAACTGGTTGGTGCTAGTTGCAAAGTACGGTTGGAGTGCTTTTGTTTTTTTCATTTTTTCCTCTCACCTCTTATGAGGTTGCTTGTGTTTTACAATCGGACATTTTTTCTTACATCTTTTACAAGAGTCCTTGCATCTCTTTATGTCAAAAGTTTTTGTCCGTTACCTATTAGACGTGTCATCGTCTCCGTTTCTGAAAACGATGCTCGCAGTTGATAGAAGCGTCATCTTGATACGAAAACGAAACGACTTATCTATTCAGTAATAGAAAGCAGGCTTCGCTCGGAGAAAGTAAGCGAGTCAGCAACTTTTCTATCTCTACCCCCGTTGCAAGGCAGTTATGCCAGCGCATGGGAGCCCCGATGCTGTTCGCTCCTAACGGGGCTTCTACCTCGCGCGCGTGACGCCGAGAGCAGCAAGCTTGGGGGGTCGCGATAAATAAGCAAGATTTCAGCTGGGAGCTGGGAGCTGGGAGCTGGCGAAATAAGGGATAGATAAGTGGTTTAAATCTTTTACAAAACTGACCGATTGCAAAACGCAACTCCTTGCAAATAAAGGGTTTGCGGTCGTAAAAATGTAGGTTTGTACCTACTTTTGTATAATCCGCGCACGCCCACAACCACCACAACAACCCACAAGGAGCCCACATGAAGCCACACGATAAGAACAGCCGCCCACCTACCTCATTCGTAGGCGGCGCAGGTCATTGGAATAAGCGCGGCAAATCAAAGCCAAAAGATAAAAAGTAATTCGGACAAAGGAAGGAACCACACCCGATGAACACACACCCACACCACGCAGCAGTAGTAGACGCAATCAAGGCGCTACCTGCTTACACAGACCCGCAGACATTCTTTGAGTCAGAACTAGCCGAGTGCTACTCAGACGAGGAGCTTGTAGAAACATTCGGCTGGGACGGAGACAAGGCGCTCACAATCAAGCAGGCGCTCAAAGCAGTCAAGGAGCTTTGCGAGCTTCGTCAAGATGTTTACGGCTGGATTATTGAGGAAGGCGACCGAGAGCGCGAAGCAGAGCAAGAGGCGTACAAGCGCTGGCGCGAAGAACAAGAGGCAGCTAGCCGTTGTGGTTGGCTCGTAGAGCGCTCATGGGAAGCAGCTTTCCCATTCGTGCCGAACCCCGAATACACAGATGAGGAGAACGCCGAACACAGGCAGTGGCACGGTGAAAGCCTCGGTGAACGAGCAGCAGAGTCAGGCAACCGCTACGCAATCGTTGATTGTGGTGCGAAGCTCGCAGATGTCATTCGCAACGGCGTGCGAGTTGGTTGGGAGTGCGAAGCAGGTCACCGTTCCATCAGCATGGAACACATGACGCAAGAGGAGCAGGACGAGCAATACCGCTTGGATTACGAGGACAGCTACTAGCCACCTCTTGGAATAGATAAGTTCTCCCCACGCCCCCACCCCCCCTTCCATCAGGGGCGTGGGGTTTATCGCAGGGACAAGCCCCGTTCGGGTTCGTTTCCGTCGGGGCTCTCATCGTTAGCGCGAAATGTCCGTAGGTCTGTACCTCCCCGGGTACTCTGTGGCCATGACAAAAAAACACTTCACCGATTACACCAAAGCCGAAGCATGGGCCGAGAAAAACAACCTCGCCCTAGAACCCATCGGAACCTGCTGGGAGGAGCACACAGTGGCCTCATGGAAGAGCGATACCACCCGTATCGAAATATGGATTCAGGAGATGGAATACGCAGCAGAGCACGAGCGTGGCGGATACATCCCTTGCCTTGTGGATTGCCCTGTAGTCCTCGTGTGGGACGGCCTAGAGGCCAATGCGCCCTACACGCTCCACCCTGACTTCTGCACGCTCACAGAGGCTCGCAAGGGCTTCGATGAGTTGGTCAGGCAAGCGAGTTAGACACCCGGTGAACTTTTTCTCCCCGGCACGAAATTCCCTGCCGGGGAGAAATTCCGGCGGGTTTTTTCTTCACCGGAATTTCTTGCCGGAATCGGAAAGATTTTGCGCTAATGGTAGAAGCCCCGTTCTCGTTCGTTCTCTATTGTTTCGAACGGGGCTCTCATCGGCTCGGGTGTTCGGCGCGAACAACACGCGATGGGGGTTGTGATAGATAAGTGTAGGTCTGTACCTGACCAGGTACGATGCTTGTACGGCGGGAAGTACCCGCCCATGAAGGGAAAGTCATGAAGCAAGTAACAATCACATGGAAAGCGTTCGGCGAACCAACATCGGCTGCACTCGCGCTTGACACGAGCGCAAGCGCGTTGGAGATATGCGATGCAATATTCCACCAAACGAATGTTTACGCTGGTCCGATATGGGACGAACTGGAACCGCTCCTGCCAGCCACACGCACACACACTGCGCTTTCAGTTGGAGACGAAGTCACAGTTGATGGCGAAGTGATTCGGTGCGAGCCAATGGGTTGGGCTACCAGGTTCATCGCTGACGCTCTTACTGAATAGATAAGTCCCCCCAGCGGAGAACCCCACCTCACTCGGGTGGGGTTCTTCCCGTTCTCAAGACAGCCCCGTGGCTGTTCGGCACGAACGGGGCTCTCATCGGCGAGCGAGCGAGAATGATTGGGGGTCGCGATAGAAAAGTTTCCAAAAGAAAAGGTTGCAATCCTGTACCTGCTGTGGTACGATTTCATCAGACCAGTAGAAGGGGTTGACCAATGAGGAAAGAGACACGCTCTCTCAAAAAGAAAGCCGAAGGCCTAGGCATTTCGGTAGATGAATTAGTTGAGGAAATGGAAGTCGGGAATCCCGACAAATCGTTCGTCATAACTGTGGCCTTTGACCGATACAAAGATTTGCGTTCGTTCGCAGACGAAATCGCTCAGAGAATGGGTCTCGCAATTTATCAGGCCGATTCACTTGACCACGAATACAACGGCAGTGTGCGAGACGGAATGTTCGTCCTGCGAGACCCGAACGGTTTCCACGGCAAACCAGACCATTGGAGGGTTGACTAGTGGTGATAGATAAGTCCCCTTGTAGTTCTGTACCTTATGTAGTACGCTCTGTTCAGACCACGGAAGGGGTTTCCATGATAACAACGGAAAAATTCGAGATGCTCAAAGAGCAACTGGAAGCATCAACAGACCAGATGAAGAAAATGGTAGAGGCGCTAAGAACGCCAACACCATGCGATTGCTGCTTCTCAGACGAGGAGAACGCTGAGAATTATCGCGATTTTGAGAACGCAGTTCGCGACCTCTCTAACGAATGTCAAGAGATTGCGATGAAGGCCTACGATTGCTACATGGCCATCACCCGCGCTCCACTGGAAATTGCGCTCGCACAACTGGATGCGATGCAAGAGGGCTACCGCCTCCTCGCCGAACAATAGGTAATAGATAAGTCCCCCGAGCACCCCCCGCTCGGGGGATTTTCTTTGCCCGTGACCCAGCCCGTACTTGTAATAGATAAGTCCCCTGTTGTGATGAAGCCCCGTCTTCGGCGGAGTCCGTTCGTCTCCGACGGGGCTCTCATCGGCGAGCGAGCGAGAGTGCATTGGGGGTCGTGATAAAAAAGTGTAGGTCTGTACCTAGTGCAGTACAGTGTGGTCATACCAACGGAAGGGGTACGAGATGCCAAAGACGGCTCTACAAGTAAAGACCACAGGTGAAGTAGTAATGCTTGACCTAGAGGGTGACGAACTAGCAACACTGCAGAGTGCAGTGGGCGGATACATTGAAGCAATAAACTTCACCAACTCGCTGACTATGTGGTGCAACGAAGAAGGCAAACTAGACGGTCTCTCGCAGAACATCATTGCTCAACACTTCTATGACAATGCATACGGTGCAGGGCGTGACATTATCGTGGGTGATGTTGTATTCACTGGCGGTGCTGATGATGAAGGTGACACAATGGGTCTCCGTGAAGAATTGGTCAAAGACATTCACGAAGTAGCCGAGCGTCTTGCTCGCTCCGCAGTGTTCATCACCAAGGCAGAGACGAAGAAGGTCATGAGCTGGCAAGACCATCTCGGTGACGCTCCTATGACAGAGGAGAATGTGTGGCAGGCAATTGCTGATGCGAATGACCTTGACTACGACGAAATTGCTGACGGCGATTTATTTGAGTGGCTCTAGCGCTCAATTATTGGTAATAGATAAGTGCCAATTGTAGGTCTGAACCTACGGTGGTACTGTGTGGTCACCTAAGGAAAGGGGTACGCAATGTCATCAGACATTACATTCATCAACAGAGTGCAGGAAGCACTCACGGCAGGCAAGGTTATCGGGGACGGGCACACTCTGTTCGCTCCCGAGTTCTACGAGCCGTACTTCACGGCAGAGGAACTCTCTAGCCTTATTCGTAAGCACGAATCTCACGGCTCGTGGAAATCCACCATCTTTGACGAGGACGGCAATGTCATTCCTGAATTAGAGGCTATCTACAATCTAGATTTTCTCTACTGGCTCGCAGGGCAACTCGGAGTGACGGAGCGCACCACAGCGAACGGCAGAGGCTCGCAGGCTCAGCAACTCGTAGGGTACATCAGAGAAATACTGGTCTAACCAACAGAGCCACAACGGCTCCCTACTGAATAGATAAGTCCCCCGAGTGTCATTGCTCGGGGGACTTGTCGTGTCCATGCACATTCGAGTCTTGTATCTGTAATAGATAAGTACCCCGCGCCAAGGAAGCCCCGGGTGACTCCGTTTCACACGGGGCTCTCTTGTGAGATTGTTTAAAGATGTGTAGGATTGCTTAACTATTCAGGAGGACATCATGGGAGAACCAAAGAAGAAAGCCACATCGCGTAAATCGCCGGCTAAGAAAAAAGCCGAGCCAGTAGTGCGTACGGTGACAGTGGGTAACGTGACCAGCACGCAGCCTCTTACGTACGTCACGAGCTTCCCGAAGGTAATTACAAAGTCGACAGATACCCGTATTAAGTCAGTCAACGTAACAATCGTATTTGGAGAAGGCTGAACCGGTGGTGGGGAAAGATGCATGGGGATTCGACCCTTCCGATATGATGGCCCGTATGAAAGAGGAGAAAAAGATGACGTTCGATGAATGGATTAAAGTAGGACTTGAGTCCGGATGGTGTGGTCCACCGGTCTGTTATACCCATGATGGGCTGCCAATGTCCGAAGAAGAAGAGTCAGAATTCGAAGAGGGAGACCCATGCATTCACGTGATTCGTATGTACGAGAGCGAAGAGCACAAGCAATCAATAGAGGACGCACACTCGCCGAGCCAGTGGCGCAATCACTACTCGAAGTAGTTGATGAATTCGTAGCTTTCTTAAGGAACAGCGCAATATTCCACTTGCTAATGAGTCTGCTTGCTGGGTTCATGGGGCTGATGAACACATCAGACTTCATAGCAACGCTACTGATTATATCTGCTGCAGCAAATTCACTTTACGCACTCCATTTGGGTGACGTGAATGGGGTTCTAGATAGATAAGTCGCTGATTAGCAGCAGCGAGTGCGCCCGATGCGCGTTGGACGATGTGCTTTCACAATGTCGCCGGCAAGCTTTACTGCGCTTGATACAGGGGTTGACTTCTTTGCTATTTCCTCAACAACCGGAGCAGTCTCTACTACTGGCTCAACGATTGCCTCGACTACCGGCTCTGGCTCAACTGGAGCAGGCTCAATGATTGGCTCTGGCTCGACTACTGTCTCTTCTTGGACAGGCTCAACTACTTGCTCTTCTGTGGCTTCCGTAACTATTTCGTCTACTTCGACGGTCTCGTTGCCAAATTCATCTGTTTTCTTGCGTGTTGCCATACGTATATTGTAGATGATGGTCACCTGCACTGGTACAACTCCTAGAAAAGGGCATCCTGAATAGACACATTGAGGTTTTTATGGTCACATACATCATGTTTGTATCGATGAAGGTCCTCAACTACGCCGGCAACAGTATTGGTCTTGCCTCTAAGCCAGACGATAGCCAATCTGCTGCACCCATTGTCTTGAGGCCGAAGAGCAAACCCGCACACCTCGCATGTGTAAAGAGGCGGAATTCCACTCACTTGTTAGCCATCCAATCAACCACGTAACCAAAGGAATAATCCTCAAGGGCTTCGTCAGTTCCGCATCCGGAGCAGATTTCTGTTTTGTTGTCCAAACGGGAGAGAGCCCCCGGATATGCGCCCGGATATATATTGTTCGGAATCTGTCCACCACAACGGGGACACTCGTACTTGTTTTCAGTTGCTGTTTCAGTATTTGTATTCATTAGTTTCTCCTAACGTAGGGATGAGTCAAGGTTGTAGTAATCATCAGATAGCCATGAGCGGAAAGATTTAATGTCTTTCTTTTTTACTAACACGGCTATTCCTGTTGAGAATACGTTTGATGTTGGGTCGGCCACTATAGCGACCGGGCATGGTGAATAGATTTCCCCTGCAAGCATAGCGTCTGCCCATTCATTAAAGTTCGCTTTGCGTTCACCGATTGGGTCGCCTCCCCAATTCGCTGTAGTCCACCCAGTGAGTACATTGTCCCACCCTTCGATTGTGGTGTCGTAGTGACCACGCCATCCATCGCTCGATACCCATTCGCGTTTGATGTTGAGTTTGTGGGGGTCCACAGGGTTTCCGAATTCGTTAAAGATGTCAAGGTCGCCGACGTAGATTTTCACTACCTTATCCTCGATTAGGTTGATAGTTGACGCTGACTGGCTGTCACTTTCCCAGCAACTCCAGCAGACATAGTCCTCCTTGACAGAGGCATAGCGACTGTCATCACCACCTTCAGGGTCTATTGGTTCCCTGCACTCTGCGCATACCATTGGTTTCTCCTCCTTGGCTTAATGACTGAATGATACCCATAGGTGCACATTTACGCAAACGCAGTGTAGGATAAATTATGGCTAGTGGGACATGTGCTTCCGTTTCTCCTTTCGGTACCCCCTTCACGTGCATGTCTCGCTAGCCTTTTATCTTGTAAGGGGTGAGGGCTCACAGTATGCGACTTTATTTAGACAACGACGAGATAGTTCTTGACTTTCCGTTCGATAAAGAGCAAGTGAATGAACTCAAAGCAATCTCCGGTGCTCGCTGGGACAAGCTTACGAAATTGTGGCGACTACCTATCACCTCTGTAACCGAAGGAAGAGACTTCGCACTCAAGCACGGGTTTGATGTAACCGTTGATGTAATGAAGTTCACTGTTCCTCAAGACAAGAAGCCATCTGCTGCTCGTGTATGGATAAACGCCGGCAGTATCAGTATTCGTTACCCGTACGAGCGCGTGGCCATTAAAGCAATCAAGCAAATACCCGCAGTGTCTTGGGATGGGGAACAACGAGCGTGGACTGCACCCATGTCATCAGTCAAGAACGTAATTGCGTGGGCTGGAATGTTTAACGTTACGGTTGATAACGAAATCATGGTCGAAGCAACCCATGTAGAAGAAAAGACTAATCAACTCATCGAAGCATCTCGCTCTACTGATGCAGTCATAGCAATAGATAAGTTGCAGGGTGATTTGCTTCCGTATCAAAGAGCCGGTGTGCAGTATGCAGCCAACGCTCGTAGAACATTCATCGCAGACGAGATGGGTCTTGGAAAGACAATTCAGGCAATATGCACTGTTGAGTACGTAATGGATTCGTATCCGGTAGTAGTTGTATGCCCACCGAGCCTTGTACTTAACTGGGCTAAGGAGTGGAATAAGTGGTTACCCGAGAGACGAGTAACTACCGTAACGAATAGGAAAGTGTTTCCAGATGAAGAAACATATGACGTTGTCATCGTTGGTTACAGCAACATCCCTCACTGGGAGAAGAGGCTCACCGGACATCGCTCGTACATTTTCGACGAGAGTCACTATTGTAAGACGCCTACTGCACAACGAACCAAGGCAGCAGTCAAGATAGCCCGTAGTGCTCCGAAGGAAGGTCTTGTTCTCTGTCTTACCGGAACACCCGTGACCAACCGGCCAAACGAATACGCTTCACAACTCGAGATACTCGGAAGACTCAAAGAGTTCGGTGGGTTGTGGGGTTTCTACCGGCGTTATTGTGCTGCGTATCAAGACTCGTTTGGTCAATGGAACATCAGTGGGAACTCTCACTTAGATGAACTCAACGACAGACTACGTGGAGCGTGTTACATACGCCGAACAAAAGACCAAGTTCTTTCCGAGTTGCCACCCGTAGTCCATAGCCGGCTTGTCGTCGAAGGAAGCTCGGCCGGAATGAAGGAGTATGTCAAGGCAGAAAAGGACATCTTGTTCTACATCGCTGAACGCGCACGGCAACTTGCTATAGAACGAGGCGAGCCGTCTCACAAAGCAGCGATGGCTGCAATGATTAGAGCCGAAGCCAATGAACACCTCGTTCGGTTGTCCATACTTAGAAGACTTGCTGCCAAAGCGAAGATGGATTCCGTACACGAATGGGTTGATGCGCACCTAGAGGACGGCAAGAAGGTAGTGATTGCTGCTCACCACAGAGAGATAGTCGACGAGTTGTCTAATAAGTACGGCAATCTACGTATCCAAGGAGGGATGTCCGTAGAGGAAGTCGAACTAAACAAGAAGAAGTTCCAAGAGTTAGGCGTCGACAAGGCACCCGTAATCGTTTTGTCGATGCAGGCAGCAAAGACCGGACACACGTTGACTGCTTCGGAGAACTGTCTGTTCGTGGAACTCCCGTGGACACCCGCGGACGTAGACCAAACTTACAGCAGATTGCACAGACTGGGACAAAAGGGCAGCGTGACGGCGACTTATCTATTAGCAGCCGGAACAATCGATGAAGATATTTACGATTTAATAGATAAAAAGCGTTCCGTAGTCGATGCAGCCGTAGAAGGTGGCGAAGTATCTAGCGTAAATGGCACCGTACAGATGATTATGGGCCTATTTGATAGGGCTCGCTAGGGCTTTGGAGCGTCTTCTGACTCGTTAGTATCGACGCCATTGACGATTTCTGCGGCTATTAGCTTGGAGTATTTTCTCCGTAAGCGCCAAATCTTCTTGTTCATCTCCATTAGGCGGTTACTCATACGTGCCTTTATGACAGCATCGTCGTCGAACACCCCGTGGTTATCAAAGAGGGCATCATGAAGGTCAGCATCCTCAAGGATTATGTCTGAAATCCACCCAGCACGCTTATCGATAGCGAGCATCAATTCACACATGCCTTCAACGCCGAACTCTTTCCAGAGACGATTGACAACGATAGAGCAGAAGTGTGACCGGTACATCTTTTCTGCCTTACTTGATTGAGACATGAAGTCCGATAGCCATACCGCTAACTCTTCAGTGGTTGGGGCATCGTCGTCTTCTGAGTCGAAGTCATAGAAACGTTCATTATCACTATTGTTGTCCATGATGCCTCACTTAATCTCGTGATACACAATGATACAGCGTAATGATGTTAGATAGACGACAAGAGGAAATGTTGCGACTTCAGCTTAGCTCTTGTCACCCATGAGTTCGAATCCATTGATGCGAGCGCGCGTTCACGTATGGACGCGTCACGGTAATGGTCAAGGTATTCACCGATTGCGTTAACAGCAGACCACCCGTTGTACCCGTAGCCTTTTGCGTTGTTCTGGTTTTCGTAGACTCCACGAACAAGTGACATTACGTTGTCATGGTTCTTCTTCTGTCTCTCCGTGGCCCCTGAATCAATAGGAAATGTAGCGATAAGTAAGTCATTGAGAAGCTTAGAGCGTGGTGCTACCGGAATGGCCAACAAACGTTCTGCCGTCTGCGTGAATTGGCGTGCCCATTCGTTAGAGATGTTGAGTACTTCGTTAGCCTCTTCCATTACTCTGTCAGCGTTGCGTGTGTGGCGAGCAGTAAACACCCGTTTGGCACCCGTGATGCCTGCGGTCACTGTGTTCTTGCAAACGGCTCTAATTGATGTATTCGCAAAGGTGATAGCGGTCTTGCCATCGTGACCATTGTGTACAAGTAGGTAACGAGCAATCTCATCATTAATACCCTTTGGGTCAATAACGAGAGCGCCTAGGTCTATGGATGAGAAGAACTCTCTGCCACCATTAAGCACTCCACAAGTATCAACAACGGCATCACCAGATGAAGCGCCGGCTATGGCAAGGGCGTAATCAAGACATTCACGGTTCTGCTGCACCACATACCGTGTGCCTACCGTAGCCAATCCATCAAAGGTTCCATTCGGGTTGACTCTTACCGTGGCTCTACTGTCAGGAACTAGGACAGGCGTACCATCGGAGTTGCGAATAGGTTCACCATTGTCATCGCACACAGCAACACGCGTGGTCACTACATCAAAATCTGCCTGAGCAGCGGTAAGCATTGCTTCGGCGGTTTGGAGTCCCTTCATAGGGGTTCCGAGTCTGTGCCAAGGGATTTCTCTATCAGCAAAAGCCATTCGTGCTGTGCCGTCTGATTCGATTTCTAGTTGATGAGCCATAACGTGTCCGTCTCTCTATATGTTTAGATAAATCTATCTGAATGAAGTTTACACAACAGGGACGTCTGTGGTGTTTAATCCTCGAGTTTAGAAATGTTTAGTCCTCGAGTTTAGAAATGTTTAGTCCTCGGATTTAGAAGAGGAACGCCTGTATGGGTAGGCGGGGTGATTGCGCTTGGCTGATTGCTTAGCATCCTCAACTTCGTTATAGATAACAAGGCCTCCTAGCGTTGCGCCTATGGTGCCTACTAGCAACAACACTATACCCGTGGCTACTTTCATGAAGTCAGCCATTGCGTAACCAAGCACTATCGAGAAGATACCAAGTGCAGGCAATGCGATAAGCATTATCCCTACTATGTGAAACACGGTGTATGGGTCGATGCCGTTCTTTACTGACGAGTTCATATCGTCAATCCAATCGATAAACCTATCGAACGAATGGCGTGTGTCAATGTCTTTCATGATTCTCCTTATTTTCATCATCACTGTACAGCATCCTAATAGATAAGCTATGCTTTCACTATGCCAGTACTTTACGGTCACCCAGAAAAAAGCGAGAGAACTATGAGTTCATATGTAGAGCAATACGCTAAATGGTTTGACATGCATGATATGGACTTCGAAGCAACCAATCGCTCAGGGGTATGGGTAGTGAGTGCATGGAGTAGAGGCATGGCATCATCACTAGACGATGTGCCATGGGGGCAGAGCGGTCAATGTGACTCCCTTAATGAAGCACTACTGTATTGCTACATGGACACCAAAGAGTGGATGCGTAAGTACAGAGGTACTACGTCACCCGTGGCATAAGAAATCGGACTAACCGTTCGCCTCAGGCTGGTCGTCATGCCACACGCCATCAGGCCACGATGACTGGGTATGGACGCCATACTCAAATCGACCGAACAGTTCAGTGCCTCGCCAAGCGTGCCTACAGCACGGCTCTTCACCATCTTCTCTTGACACCACATGACACGATGGTCCTACCGTCTCTCCCAATAGAGGGAATACGGCAAGGAACTTCGCAACACAGTCATGACACATAATCCACTGACGAGGACGTCTATCGCCTAGTAGTACAGGCATGTTGTCATCGAAGCCACCATAGTAACCAAAGGTGTCGAAGGGTAAGACCCAACCATTATCAGGGTACAACTCCTGTTGAGTGCATGGTACTGATGTATGGCATGCTGAACAGAGCACTGTGTTTGTTGTGGTCATGATGTGGGTACTTATCTATCTAGTGTCTATGCACGGGGGTTGATGAATCTTTGCGCCACTTCATCATGTTGTAGGCATGTGTTATCCACCACATGAGGGACATGGCTATGAAGCCGGGCTTATCATGACTGATGCTGTACACAAACCATGGCACGCTATGTAGTAGGACAATCAACCATCCCCACCAATGCAGGCGTCCAACGGCGAACATGCCACATACACCTACTATCTCCATTGCGAAGAGGAACCAAGTCCATCCTGTATCACCCATGGCTACCCGTGGCTGTTGCGTCGATGTTTGAGCGAGAGGGTCTAAGGGCTTCGACCACCTGAATGAGCAACGTCATTAGGTGTTGGTCGGCATAAGGGTGAGGGGGATTAGTACCTAACGTCCTCTTGTGTTCATTGATGAAGGTGTCAAGAGCGTCGTGTTGACTACCTGATGAGGCATGTGTGGTATTCATTGACTGTGATACTACACCAATAGGTACAGACCTACACGGGGGTCGTCAAGAAAGGCGATTACTTGATGAAGCCATTAGACGTCATCCTTATCAGTGATGAGTAAGCGAACTGCCTTCGCTCGGTCACTTCTCTCAACGCCCTCTCTCTGTATGCCTTATCCATTAGGGCGAAGGACGTTTCAGAGATGTGTATGTCGAGCTCTCTCTCTGCGTCAAGCATGAGCGAGTTGAGGCTGAACTGTCCATCGGCTGTCATAGGGGTGACGTTGTGTTCAGCACAGGCATCAAAGACCTTAGTCATAAAGAGAGAGGCGAGATGCCAACGAGTCAACTCCTCGTGCTTAGAGGGGTGCTTCTTCTGTTTACCACGTCCTACTAAGTAGGAAGCGATGGTCTTAGAGAGAGACGATGTGTCAACGTAGAAGGCGATAGGTGTCATGAGATAGGCACTCTATCACTACTAGGGGTATCGGTCCCTGTTATCGCATCGGGTCATCGTGTATGTGGATGAGGTGATGTGTGTGCAAAAGCGTACCTATTAGGCACGCTTCTACACGATGTGAGGGTATGGAGGTGAAGGATGAGGGAGGGGAGGGTGAGATGGGGTTGAGGTACGGGGGTACATAGAGGGGGACTTATCTATCTCAACACCCGTAGCCACCCGTAGCCTTGCGAAACGTGTTGGGTCAAGGTGACGAGGGCGAGGGGGTAAGCGATGAAGGGGTGTGATGGTTACCTCATTAGACAAGGGGTACGTACCCCTATCTCCATACGGTGTCATCCTTCGTTGCCCCTGCCTCGGGCGTTACTGATAGCACATCAACGAACGAACCATGTGACAACAAGTCGTGCACCAACATGATTGCTTCAGCTTCTGACGTTGGTCTCTCAAGGTCATTGCGTTTACGTATTGCGATAGTCAATCGGTATGTATCACTCATGCGTTACACCATACACTCTTAAGCATTGCGGATACGGCATGCGCTTGGGCGTGTGTAACACAAGGTATGTGACGAATGATGTGTGTGCCTGAGGGGTGCGATAACCACACCTCTACTGATGTGTCTATTACATTGATGAGCATTACGTTGTGTGTCATCACGAGTGTTGTGAGGTCATCATCACTATCAATCATGCTGTCAATCGTTGGAGTATTTATTGTCATAAGAGTAAAGTACTCTAAGGGTGTATCACGGGTGATACAACACGAAGTGACGAATGATTGTCATGAGGTGATGTGGTTGGTATCGTCTCTCACCATGCTTGACACAACCATCGTCTCATTCGTCCTCGTCACGGCGTGCGCTGTAGCCATGGTGGTGGGGCTGAGGTCACTCAAATAAAAAATGTGTATAGGGTGCACTCCCTGTGGTGGGAGGCCCTAGTGAGCCCCGCAAACTTTATCGGTATCCCGTACCCGGGTGGGT